ATCGGAGGGAATTCCTGTATTGGTATCCACCATACACGATGATAAATTCATTGCATATTATGATGGGGATGATTGGTTTGATTACCATACAGAGGAACACATACAGAACATTGAATGGTGGATGTATATTCCAATAAGTCCGCAAGAGTAAACAATATGAAATATAAAGATTTAATTGGATATGAAGGCACATATACAATCTCCGAAAATGGAGATGTAAAACGCATTAGCACTGGCCGAATAATTAAAACGCAAATAATCAAAGGGTATTCTAATATTGAATTATGTCAAAATGGAATACGCAAAAGATACAATGTGCATAGATTAGTGGCATTGACATTTTGTGAAAATCAATACAATAAACCACAAGTGAATCATATAGATGGCAATAAATTAAATAATCATTGTTCAAATTTGGAGTGGGTAACTTCCAAAGAAAATACACAACATGCAGTGAGGATTGGATTAAAGAAAGGTAGTGAAAAACAAAAAATGGCTGCATCAAAAAATATCACGGAGTATAATCAAAAGGCAACGATGGATTTAATGACTGGTATTGTATTTTATTCTTTAAAAATTGCATGTGAATCAACAAATTTTAATTATACAACGGCAGTAATTCAAATATATCGCAAGTCAAAATCATGTCGATTTAAATATGTTTAATAACCAAACAAATAACATCACATGAGTAAAGTATTAGTCATAATGGATGGCATGAGTGCGGTAACGTACCACCGATTGGCAATGCCCTTTGCCATGATACGCCATTTTGGTCAACTGGATGTAACATTTGCCATCACCAAGCCCGAAATAGAGGCGGTAAAGGTTCAGGAATACGATGCTATTGTAATATCACGTTATCTGCGATTCAATACCAAAATTATATCGGATTGTAAAAAGTACGGTGTCAAATTCATTGTTGATAATGATGACCATTGGATTATCCCAAAACATAACCCTGCCTATTCCTCATACAAAAAAAAGGCAAAGGATGGGGTAATATCCTGTATTAAGGCAGCCGATGCGTTAATTGTTACTACTACGCAATTGGCAGAAAAAACAAGGGAATTGAATCCCAATGTTTATGTTTGCCCCAATGCATTGGATTTGGAAGAACCCCAATGGAACGCCAAGGCAGCCCACCCATTCACTATTGGATATGTTACAGGATCATCCCACCTGTATGATGTGAAGCTATTAGAGAATCAATTAGCACCAATTTTAAAACGCAACCAATGTAATTTTTTACTTGCTGGGTATGCACCAATGGAACGAATATCGCAGATGATGGAATACTACATCACGGGCGAAAAGGAACGCCCTAATTGGTTCTATATCGGTGAGGGGGTGAATGTATTAAACTATGGTAAGTATTACGCATTTATGGATGCCGTTATAGCACCATTGGAAAAGACATCGTTCAATAAGTATAAATCCGAATTGAAGATTATTGAAGCTGCGGCATATCGGTTACCCATCTTTGTGAGTGCCGTTGAACCATACACCAACCACCGAGAAAACAAAGGCGTGATTTTTGTAGAGAATAACGATTGGAGTATATTGGATAAATATTTGTCGGATAAAGCGTTATTAAAGGAGTTAGGTGAAGCCAATTACCAGTATTGTAAAGAACACCACAATTTATACCAAGTAAATGAACAACGAATTAAAGCGGTTACAGATTGAAAAGGCAACCATTGCCGATGATGAACAACCTATGAAATTGAAAACAGTATTACAATCGGGACACCTTGGGGATTTAATATATTGCCTATCTGCAGTTCAGGCAATCGGTGAACCTGTGCATTTTTACGTTGGCTTTAAATTATCCAATGGTGTTCCAAACCACCCAAGTGGTAGGTATTGCATGAATAGTGAGATGTATGCTTACATTAAACCATTGTTAAAGGCACAACCCTACATTTCGGAAGTATCAATCCATGATTCAAAAATTGTAGATTATAATTTTGACCAATTCAGGAACATCGGTTTAAATTTAGCGTGTGGTGATTTGAGGCGTTCACATTTCCAAGTGTACCCCGAACTTGCAACCGATTTAACACAACCTGCATTATTTGTTGAACAGACATTCCCACAATTTAATGATTCCATTGTAATTAATTTTAGTAGTCGGTATAGAAATAGGAACATGAATTATTCGTTCCTCCAAAATTACAATGTGATATTCGTGGGGTTAGATCAGGAATATGATGAATTTGTTTCCCGTAACCATTGGCAACCAAAACGAATATTGATTGATGATGCACTACAAATGGCAATGCTGGTTAAATCCTGTAAACTATTTATCGGAAATCAATCCTCTACCTATGCAATCGCAGAGCAATTGAAAGTACCAAGATTATTGGAATCATACCAACCATGCCCTAATGTTATTCCGATGGGTGCAAATGGATATGATTACACAAATCAAAGTACATTAGAATATTTTGTTAAAAAATTAATCAATTAATGAAAACTATGACACCACAACAAAAAGCAAACAAATTGGTTGAAAAATTTTACCAAACAACACCAAATGAAGCTTGGATAAATCAACCTATTGGATTAGCAAAAGAATATAAAGCCTATAATCAAGCTAAAGAATGTGCGTTAATTATGGTTGATGAACTATTAAGTAATTCAACATTCCTATTGAGCAATGGCGAATTATATTTTTGGAATGAAGTAAAAAAGGAAATTGAATTAATTGTGAAATAAAAGTAAGTTATGGCCAACGAAAATAATTTAACCCCATTTGCAAAAGGCAATGTCGCAAATCCAAAAGGTCGACCAAAAGGTGCAAAAAATAAACTAACCCAATTGCGTAGATTAATTAAGGATATTATTCACATACACAACGGAGAGGTTAACGATTATACGAAACGATTGTTATATCAATTTTATGAGGTATCAATGTCGGATGCCTCAATTAATTATATTAGTGATGTTGTATCAGATTTGTATTTTATTGAAAGTGATTTTGGAATTAAGATTGGAGTGTCAAAAAGCGTTACTATACGATTAAAGCAAATACAAGCGTATGCCCCAAGTGCGAAAATATCAAAGGTCATTAAAAACGCTGGTTCGTTTGAAAAAACATTGCATCGACATTTTAGGAAACAAAACATAAAAAACAATCCATTATATGGGGTTGAGTGGTTTTACAAGAACGATGACCTTATAGATTTTATTGCATCAGTGAACACCCCTATTGATTTAGTGAACAAGTTTGGAAGCAATAATATCAAGCAGTTGCAAATACAGTTTTAATCAGTTAAAAACAGAACAAAAACAGAATGAGCAAGGAAGATTTAATTCCGTTCCAACCTGGGGAGAGTGGCAACCCCAATGGCAGACCAAAGGGAAGCAAGAACCGAAGCACCATCGCACGGAAATGGTTGGAGGTAATGCAAGAAAGCAAAAACCCTATCACGGGCGAATTGGAAAAACTATCCCAAGAGGATTTAATAACCTTGGCAATGATACACAAGGCAAGGAAAGGTGATGTAAACGCATATAAGCAATTGATGGATTCAGGCTTTGGAATGCCTACACAACAGATTGATGTTACAACAGAAACACCAATATTTAATGGAATAAATTTGGATGTTGCAAAAGACAACGGCACAAAATAAGATAGCAGCATTACGGAAACGGGTGCGAATAGTTAGGGGCGGTACAAGTTCAAGCAAGACGTTCTCAATTATTCCTATGCTTATAACCTATGCAGTACAGAACCCAAGGCAAGAGATAAGCATTGTAGCGGAATCAATACCACATTTAAGGCGTGGTGCTATCCGTGATTTTCTTAAAATTATGCAGATGGTTGGAATGTTTAGGGATTCCCAATGGAATAAATCATCCCTAACCTACACATTTAGCAATGAATCGTTTATTGAGTTTTTTAGTGCCGACCAACCCGACAAGTTACGGGGTGCAAGGCGTGATGTGTTATTTGTCAATGAGTGCAACAACATAGAATGGGAATCATATTACCAAATGGCAATCCGTACACGGAAGTTTATTTATTTGGATTACAATCCAGTTACTGAATTTTGGGTGGATACGGAATTGATTGCGGATGCAGATTCCGAAATGATTGTACTGACCTACAAAGACAATGAGGCATTGGATGAATCATTGGTTCGGGAAATAGAGAAAGCCCGTGATAAAGCCGAAACAAGTGAGTATTGGCGTAATTGGTGGGCGGTATATGGATTAGGTCAAATAGGTAATTTAGAGGGTGTAATATTCAGCAACTACAAAACAATAGACACCATACCAAAGGAGGCACGATTAATTGGCTGCGGATTGGACTTTGGTTATTCTGTTGACCCAACTGCAATTGTAGAAATATACCAATACAACAACCAACGTATTGTTAATGAGCTTTGTTACCGTACTGGTATGCTTAACACCGATATTGCCAAGGTGCTACCCAAAGGAGTTCCGATATATGCCGATAGTGCCGAACCTAAATCCATTGAGGAAATACGCAGGTTTGGGATACAGATTAAACCCGTTACCAAGGGCAAGGATTCAATCAACTATGGAATACAGGTTATGCAATCACAGGAATATTTAATTACAAAGGATTCAACCAACTTAATAAAAGAATTACGTGGGTATTGTTGGGACAAAGGCAAGGATGGTAAACAATTACCCATTCCCATTGGTGTTGATCACGCCATTGATGCATTCAGGTATCACGAAATGGAAACATTAGGACTTAAAAAGAATTATGGACAATACGATGTTCGCTAACAATTACAAATTCAATCGTTAATAATATGATGACCACACAAACCCTATCAGTACCATCCTGTTTGAATGACATTCCATTGGTTCGTATGCAAGAATACGAGCAGTTGCCAAAGGATTTGGATGAGTTTGATAAGACAATTCAGGCAGTTTCAATTTTCTGTAACATCTCAATCAAGGAAGTAAAGGCAATGCCTATGGATGTACTGAATAAAGTTGCAGCCATTTTAGTTAAGGCATTATCCGAAAAGCCAAAGTTTGAATCCAAGTTTGAATTGAATGGAATTAAATACGGGTTTGTACCGAATATGGATGATTTAACCACAGGGGAATTTATCGACATAGAAAATTACAACAAGGCAGGGGATATGTATAAGACATTATCGGTACTATACAGACCCATTACAATTGAGGGGCAGGGTGGTAGATACGATATTGAATCGTACAATGGCAAGATAAATGAGGAATTTAAAATGATACCATCAGGGGTTGCCTATGGTGCGATGGTTTTTTTTTGGACTATCGGAGCCGACTTACTCAACTCTATCCTGAAGTTCTTGGAAACGAATCCGAGGGTACAGATTCCGAATACGGTATTCAACAAAAGTGGGGATGGTTTAGCTTTGTCCACTGGTTATGTGAGGGAGATATTACAAGAGTTGATACAATTACAAAATACCCCATTTCAAAAACCCTCCTTTGGGCTTGTTACAAAAGCGACATGGCGGAC